AGACGCCATTTTCCGCCCAGATAGCAGACTGCTCCCGCCATGGCTCCCGAGAGATATTTCACGATATCGACGGGTGTTTGCGTCAGATCGAAGATTCCGTTACCATAATAACGCTTCTCGGTGGTGCCTCCGGCAGTGATGTCAACCTTGAGCCCGGACCCGGAACCGTTTGTCCCTGTGGTGCAAGCGCTAGTTGTCGAATAACCCGTGCCCGGGTTGGTGACTGACAGAGAAACCACCGGGCCCGTCCCTCCGCCACCGCTGATTGCCGCAACGGTTAGCACGGCATCACCGTTTCCATATCCCCCCAAGGAAATCGTGTTGCCCACTGCGTAGCCAGTGCCGGCGTTACCCACAGTGACCACGACGCGCGTAATGCGTCCAATCGTGGCAACTGATTCATCACAGCAATTTGCTGCGGCGCTCAGGAGCGTGGCATCAATGCGCGAAGCATAGTCCACGCCCAAGCCAAAATCCGTGCTGGTCAGGTAATCGTTGATGCAGAGCGCCACGTTCTGTGTGAAATAGGTTGATGTGCTGCGCGGATCATAACATTTGCGGCCATCTATATCGAAGGTGATGTTCGGAAGTCCGTTGAAAAGCGAAGCGTTGAACTTTAGCCGGACATAGACTCCAGCGCATCCGCGTTGACGGTGCGCGGTAGTCCATCCGACGGTGGCCGCCACTAGGCCTGCAAAAGCCGATTGTCCCGTAGTTCCAAGATTTTTCTCGGCATGGACATAACCATAATAATTCAGGCCGTTGCCCGAGGTTACATTGGTAGCGTCTCCGTTGCCATCCAGGGCGATCGGAATGTTATCGAAATACATCGTATTGATCGCCGAAACTTCGTGCCCAGTCAGGGTGATGACCAAATAGAGATACTGCCCGGTCGAGTCCAGTGCGATGAACGTGATGATCCCGCCGGCGCGAACGCTCCCGTAGATGACCCGGCGCGGCGCCACCGCCTGGCGGACGGTGAGCAATTGGTTCTGTGCAGGAGTTCCCTTTTTCGATAGCAGGCCCATTAGGCCGTTTACCACGAACATCGTACCCGTGGTTAAGACAAGTCCGGCAATGGTCGTGATGACAGCAATGGCTCCGGCGGACACAGCGCCCGTTATAAGGCTGATTACTGTAACGATTCCGCCTATAATGGATGGCATTATTTATCCGATTCGCCAGGCGCGGATTCCTTCAGCCGTGGGCGTGTAACGCGCGCCGAGCTCTCCGGTGGAGACGATCTCGTAGCCCATCATTCCCACGATGCCGAGGGTTTCTCCGTACTCCGTAGTATCGAAAAGAACCACATCGCCCCGTTGGGCAAACTCCGGCGGAATTTCCTGGATGCCATTCGCGCCGGCCATCTTTTCGGCTAGAGCCTCAACGCCTGCACCGGCGTATGCTTTTATCGCGCGTGCAGCGCAAAGGGCATCGGTGTATGTCCCACGAAAATCCGCCGCCAGATCAGTGCCGGTCATCGCCAGAACCGCATCGCAGACGAACAGGCAGCAATCCTGTGATCCCCATTCAAAGGGCATATCTTTGCGCTCGGCCAGGAACATGCCAAGACGCTCCGGCCAATCTTCATGTCGTTTCATGGTTATCCCGCCCCGCCTGAATAACCCCACCCTGACGGTAGATTGGTTCCCGACGGCGGATTCTGGCCCGAGTTGCCGGGCCCGCCGGGAGAACCGGCTACCGGAGGCGCCGTCCCTGCCGTTGGAATCCGGACCTGTGCCTGGCCCCACACTAAGTTGAGTTCTTGGATTGCAGGAACCCAGTCGAACCCGAGATCGTCGGAATAGACGGCTTTCTGATCGTCTGGAGTGTAGTGGCGTTCCCGCGGACGCTGCAATGTGATCAGTTCGTTTTCGACGTTGATCGTGATGGTGCTGGTATCGGCACCCTCATTGATCGTGCAGCTATCCACCCGGCCCGAATAGGATATAGCGACGTCGATGATCGCTCCTGTGCTGTCCAGGAGCGCCAGGCAGATCGTCGCCGTGAGTCCTTGGCGGATTTGGGTCAGCGCGTAGCCCAACATGCTCGAGGAAATCCCGCTTAGTTGGAGCGAGCAACCCTGCGCCTGCACATCGGCGGTTTCCGGCATTTGGCCAATCTTGCCAAGATCGCCCACGCCTGTCCATGTCACGCTATTCCATGTCAAAGGTCCGTAGCCCGACCAGACGCGTACCGGACCCGAGGACACGTTAACCTCAACCAGAAAGGCAACCTGGAGTCCTTGCTTTGCGATTTCTGTCAAGATTGCTGCGCTGAGTCCACGAGCCATTCAGATCGCCTCCACCGCCGAAAAACCGATCCCATAAATTTGGGCTTGGTCAATGTCGATTTGCTGTTGGTTTCCTGCCAGTCTAAATGTTCCGTTTGGACCGTTTACCACAACAGGCGTATTGTCGGGGGGAGATTCTCGCAGGCGGGGCCAGATGTTGAATGTGGCATTTCCTCCCGAGTCGCTATTGACATCGGTCAAATTCTTGTACAGTCGATTTATTGAGGAGCTTCCGGAATAGACCGACAGAAAATCTCCAGCCTTCAAGATGCCAGTAGTGCTGGGAGTCCACCCGTCAGTTATCAGCGAAACGCCCGTCTGGCCAGCCCCATTTACCAACGGAGTTCCGGTGGCAACTCCTCTCGGAGTAGAAAAGGCGGTGGCTTGAAAGTAAAATGTCCCGGACTGTCCTCGCAAGGAAAGCAGAAACGTAATCCACGCCTCGGCAGCAGCGCGTTTCATGGGAGGCAAAGTCAATTCCAGTTCCCAGTATTCACCAGGAAACAGATACGTTTGTTGCTGGAGTGTGAATGGAGACGATGACATACCCACAACATTGCGCGGCTTCAATACAATCCGCGAGAAACCTGGCACGGTGGGCATGTATAGAGGATAAGTAATCGCCATTTAGGATCTCTTCGCCATTTCGGTATTTAACAAATATCCCGAGACCGCAGCCTGACGCATGGCCACCTTCATAGCGCGCATCACGCGGTACTCCACGCCGGCGTCGGCACCGCGCGCATCAATATGGACCGTCTGGCCGCCTACCTGGCCACCGGGAACAATCTGGCCACCCACGTTCGGCATGAACAGTTCGGGACCGGATTCGCCGACCACGTAGGGTTGCCCGCCGGATACATGGCCGCCGCCTTGCTTGCCTTCTAGCCCAGTGAAGAACTTCCCGAGGATCCCTCCGAGTGTTCCCCCCATGCCGAAAAATGACTGGGCCAGCGATTTGAAAAGATACGCCTTGATGATGAATTCCGCGAAAAGCGTGGCCAATCGCTTCATGGAATCCTCGAAACCTTTCCCGTAAATGATCATCTGTGTGAACGCCGAGGACATTTCCTGTCCCAGTTTTTGGGCGCTGTTTCCTAGCCTTTCCATAGAAGTAATGGTCGGCTCAAACACGATGGGTTGCGGCACCAACTTCTTCAGGTCGGGCATTGGGCGCGGGCCGATGACGCCGTATTGTTCGAGGCGCATAGCAAAGTCCATTTGGCCTTTTGCAAGACGATCGGTGACGGATTCCTCTTCGGCGAGAGCTTTCTGTATTTGCTCGTGTACCTTGCCGGCCTCTTGACCAACCTTGATCATTTCCAGGCGCCAGCGTTCCAGCGCTTTCTCGCGCTTGGCGCCACTCGCCTCAATCCCTGTCCCTGTATCTTCGCCCGCATGCGCCGATACCGCCAGGACAGCATTGAGTGCGGCGATTTTCGCTGTCAGGTCATCCGTGGTGTGACCGGATTGTGATTCCTTGTTGGCCCAAGACGCCAAGGATTGTGTCGCTTTATCGTTCCAGTTCACGATGTCTGCAAATGTAGCGGGAATCGCAGACAACTCTACCGTGAGGCCAGTAAAGAAATCTTTCATCACTGACTTTGGGGTCCAATTCGCAGACTCCTCTTTGAGCGCAATCAAACGAACCAGTAGGTCATTTAAGTAGGGGATTACAACGTTGCCAACCTGGATTCCCAAGCCCTTTAGGCCAGCCCCCAGCATCCCCAATGAATCATTGAATCGCGCCGCGGCTGCCGCTGTCTTGTCATCGAACGTTATACCCAGTAACGCCGCCTGCTCTTCCAGCGCCTTGATTCCCGCGCTGCCTTGATCCAATAGCGGAATCAGCGCTGCTCCGCCCCTGCCAAACAGGGCAATGGCTTCCGCCGATTTAGTTACCCCATCCGGCATCTTAGAAAACTTGTCGGCCACGTCGAGTAAAATGTCGTGCATCGGCCGGATGTGGCCGTTCGCATCGCTTGCACTAACGCCGAGCGATTGCAATACCTTTGCCGCCGGAGTCCCCTTGCCGGTCAGATCCGTTATGTTCTTGGAGAGTCGAGCAAGGGATGTTTGGAGGGTTTCAAATGAAATGCCTGATTGATCTGCGGCGAACTTTAGGCCAGATATTTCCTTGGCTCCCATGCCCGATTTCTGGCCTGCCAGCTCGATTTGTTTTCCCAGTTCCCCCACATCTGAAACGACCTTGGCGAATCCCGCAACCGATAAGGATGCCCCAATGACGCCAAGAATCGACTTCATCTCCGAAGCGAAATCGTTCGCATACTTCTTGGCCTTGTCAAAGTCGGTGCGCAGACTTGCGGTATCCGCGCTCATTTTGATGACAAGTTCGGCAAGAGTCATAGTTTACTCGTTGTGCGTCTTGTTAACGGCTTCGGCGATGCGCACCATCGCTTCTTTCAGTTGGGCGGGCGTTTGTTTGCGTTTGGGTTTGGGCGGTGGTGCGAGTGATGGAAAGAAATCGCCCGGTTCGTAAGGATTGCTGCGCTTATCGGGATCTCGGTTCACGTTGGCTAGGATCGCTGCTAGCACGCCAAATCGGGAATCCTCGCGGCGCGCTCGCTCGTCACGATATTCCAGCAGCGCGCGCCATTTCTCGGGACTGAGTGCGGAGATTTCCTCGTCGGCAAGGGCGAAGTCCAGGCGGCAAATTGCCCAGTTCCTTAACCCTGCTCGCCGAAAAAATCGTGCAACGCCTCAGCAATGGCATCACAGACGGGCCCGACATGTTTCCGCTTGATGAGGCGCCCGGCATCTTCTACCGTCAGGTCGGGATCCTCATGTAAACATCCAGCCCAGAGCAGGGCGCGTACATCCGTGAATCGCAATTTGCGGCTAGACCCGGCCAGGTCAAACCAGTTGCGCCCAGTCTTTTCCTCTGCGGCAACGAGCGCATTCACGTCGAATTTCAACGTGCGCTCGCGGTCAAGCGTGACGGTCGTTTTCGACATGCTGCCTCCTCAGAAATGGAAGGGGCGCACGGCAATATGCGAAGCGTCGGGGCTTATCATTCCCCTGCTTGGCCGGGCCGTGCGCCCAAAGCAAATTACGACACGGAGTAGGTAACGGGTCCAGTGACCTTGATGCTTGCTGTCCAGGTCAACTGCTTGTCGTGCTTGGCTTCAAGGTTGAAGGCGGCGACAAACCCATTCCATCCCCAGTGGCCGGCCGCCGGTTGCGTACCGGGAAGCAGTAGGGACCACGCTGTTGCCGCGGCGCCGATCGCTGCCAAGAGCGCCTTCTGTGCCGTGCTGTTGATCCAGTTGCCCGCCAGGGTGATTTCTCCGCCCTCAATGATGCCGGCAATGTACTCGGCGTACTGCGATGGCGAATCCATGTTGGTCACGTCAACCGTCGCAACCTTCTGCGCGGGTCCGCCAATGGTTTCGATTTCCTCAATGGCGGTAGATGCCATCTTGAAGATGGTCCCCAGCGCCAGTTTTGCTTGTGTTGCAGCCATGATAAAACTCCCTCGTTAGATGTGATGATGCCAAGAAACTGTGCGCGTGGCCGGATTCCCCACCCGACCTACCGGAGTTAGCCTGAGACGATAATGTGATCCTCGCAGGCATCATTGCACCACTCTTGCCACGGCGCTCCACGCCGCACGCGCCCAACCCGCCATTACAGATACTTCTTGATCTCATCTGAGATCTGCACGCCCCTGGCGACTTCCTTCTTTACCAGCGCCCTAAACGCTTCAAATTCGGCCCGGACTTTGCGTAAATCGTCCATCACGCGAACCCATGCGGCCTTCGCGGCTGCTTCGGCTGCGGCCAATTCCGCGAGCGCGCTCTGTTTCAATAGCGCAACAGTAAGGATTCCAACGAACAATCCAATGAGCAGGCCTATGCCAAACTTCAACATGCGATCCTCCAGATTTAGGCTTAGTGTCCCGATGGCCTTATGGCGTGAACGTCACCGCACTCGTGACTTTAATTGTTGCAGTGAAGGTAATCTGCTTGTCTTTCTTTTCCTCGGAATTGAAGGCGGTAATATATCCAGAGAAGGTGAATGTGCCCATGGCGGTCGGTAGACATGCTGCCCATTGACGGATGATTTTTGCGGCCATATCGGTGAGTAGCTGTTGCTGGAATTGGGCATTGATGAAGTTCCCCGAAACGGTGATTTCTCCACCTTCAATGATTCCAGCGATGAACTCGGCGTACTGCGATGGCGAATCCATGTTGGTGCAATCCACCGTGGCAACCTTTTGTGCTGGACCGCCAACGGTTTCCAATTCTGCAAGCATATGAACAACGTTTATCAGCGTGATCGTACAGCCCGTGCCCCCCGAGGGGGAAACTGTGGTATTTAAAGCTGATCCGGCTGGATACAACTGGCCGACACCGATACGCTGTACGGCTGTCACCGCACCGGAATTGACTGCCGTAACAAGAAGCGTTCCCCCTACTGATCCACCATATATTACGGTCAGAACATTGTTTGTCGAATAGCCCGAGCCTCCGTTGCTGATTGTCAGTGGGGTAAGGATTCCCCCAACTTCCAAACCGCCGTTATCCATTAATCCGAATTGCGTTGCGAGCGCGAGTTTTGCTTGTGATGTTGCCATGACTACTCCTGAATCCAGAATTCAAAATCCACATCGCAGCGATACGTGCGCGTGGGATCGTCAAACATATCCCTGACATCGTGGCAGAACATGCCGCCCACCACGGTTCCATCTGAAAGTATCCCGTGATAGCCGTTTAGCAGCACCTTGACCGCTTCGGCCAGAGCACGCGCATCGGCGTACAAGATGGCGTGACATGAAATCTCAATGTGTCCAGAGAACAATCCCGCCGGACCATCAAGTGCGTTCAGGCTGGCGCCACTGGTGCGATTGTAAATGATTGCCGGAAGTTCGCTGCCCTCGGCCATCAGGACCGGATAAACTCGTTGTCCCACCTGTAGCAATGCGGGCGGCGGTAAGGGGCGATCTGCCGATCGAGCGTCTAAGACAAACGAATCAAGCGTGATGGTTCCCGCCGTTCCTCCCGTCCCCAGACAATCTATCTGTACATGGTCGAAATCACTTGGAGGGGTTATGGTCACGCTCTCGTCTGTCCAATCCATGCTGGCGACATTGATAAGCTCATAAGCAACCACGCTATTGCCGCTATATGCACTCACCACTATCCACGCTGTGATGTCTCCCGTTACCCGAATGGCGCACGACATTGTAAGGGTGATTCCGGCGGGCTGGGCGCCCGTTGTCGTGTTGGATTCTACTCGCGAATCATTGTTTATCTCGTCAGTGTCATACGTCAACACAAGGCTTTGCGTTCCTTCGTAGGGGTCGCTGATGTCCCATGAAAGGTTTGTGGGGTTTATAAAATTGTCGGTCCAGTCGTCCGGGGGCAAGTTGCTGTTCGCCTCGAAATCTCCATTGGCTATTGGAAACCTGGGGGGACCGAGCAAGAGATCGCGCAGGCCGGATTCAAAGCTCATCGCATCCTCGACTGCCACTTGCGCCCACGGAACGCCCGGTCGATGGCCTCGGCGAGCACGGCCCGGAATGTCTCTATGGCCGCCATATAATTGCCATCGAAGGCCGGCTTGATGAATCGATCCTGGCGTTCACCGGGATGTTTTACCAATGCAGTTGGCCGACCACCCTGAACGAAGAGAGCTTTCTTAAGCCTGGGTGTGATTTCGTGTGCTTTCGTCCCGAATTCCTGGAAATTTGCGATGTAGGCCGTTGCCTTACCAGGACCACAGTGGGCAACAATCGTGCCCTTCTCACGGCGTAATCGCACCTTGATATCATCCACTAAATGCGGCCGAGGCTTCAAATTCCAGACGTGTTGGGCTTGCCCATAGGTGCGGCGCACATGGCGCTTCATAGCATCAATGAAAAGCTGGCCGCCCGCACGAAGCGCCTTGGACAGTGACCGACGGGAGACTTCTTCGGCAACAAGATTCAGACTATATTCAAGATCCGCTAACCCTTGAACTCCAACCTCGAATTTTGCTGTCCACGCCACAATTAAATCTACGCGCTGGGTTTGGTCATAAACATGCTACAATTAGCTCTGTGTGTGCGAATTAACACAGGGGTCATTATGTCCACATCCAAAGAAGCTAGCCACCTTAATCCTGAACCCTGTATGTTTGACTATGACACGGAATTTGCCTTGGCCTTTATGCGTGATAATAAAAGCCCGCCAGTGCTCAGGATTGTCGAGCAAGTCCTAATAGATCAATGGATGCGGCTGATTGCAAGATCGGTACTATATGGCTATTAACCCCGCCCCCGCGCTTCAGTCCGTGCCTATGCCTGCAACCTTGGCATATCGGCGCCACTTGTCTTGACAATCTCCGGCCCGATGCGCAGTAACCCTTGCATGGCGCACGCCTGAAGGTATCCCTGTATGGTGGCGTTCAGGTTTTCAAATGCTTTGTCTGCTGTCGGTCCATAGGTGGTAATGTTGAAGGCAGGGCAACTCCCCACATAGAGGCCGGTTTCTTCTTCGCGCCACATCGCGGGATCAAAGAATAGAGCGAATATTATCTTCTTGTTGTACGGGACCGGCACGCGCATCTTCATTGTCCCCGATGATCTACGCGGATGTTGTGCTCGTGATGCTTCAGTCCGCGGCTATATAAGACCCCGACCATGAAAACGTTAAGACTCTTCCAGTGGGTTGGGACGAGTTCTGGGTCGCCTGGATGAAACGGCAAATCGCGGATGATCTCAAATAGATCGGGAACCTTCACCATTGCCGATGCGCCGAACTTCGCGCAGCCCAGCGCGGTTCTCACCAACCCCACCGCCGGATGCCAGTACGGTTGTATGCACCATAGCCCAGGACATTCCCACAAGTCGGTCAGCGCCTCAATGCTGGGCGAGACATCGTGCTCGACCACGATAAAGGTTTCGCCTTCGTTCCAGACATCCCGCAGAATTTGCCAGTAACCATCGTCGCAGTCTGGCACCCGAAGTAGGCGCGCCGCAATCGGCAGCGCACCTACGATTCGTGTGTACGGAACGACAACGTTCACGGCACCCCTTTGCTTACGATGTCGCGCTGCAAAGATTGACTGCCATTAGCCACCATGTGCCGGCATAGGCCATCAGGATCGCGGATCCACCGAGAAACGGGGTTGAAAACGTCAGAACGTGCTTGTTCCCGTTAATAACACTGGAACCCGTGGTAATGGTATGCGCATAGCCCGTCAGGCAGATAATAGCCAGCATCCGACCATCATCGCCCCCTGCGGATGGAAGGCCCGCGATGGGAGTGCCGAGGGTATAGTTGATAATGCCTGACTGCCCTAAGCCCACCATCACCGTGCCTTCGCGCAATGCTATGGCGCTCGTAGCCCCGTAGGCAACGATAGCCAGGTCTGAATCGAGCACGTTGGCCGCATCGGCGTAGCCCGTGACCGTGATGTTAACCGTGCAGCCCGATCCCCCGGACGGAGCCACGGTCGTGGCAAGAGCCGTTCCGGTCGCATAATTCGAGCCGAGGGTCAATAGCGTGATACCCGTGACCGTTCCCGATGCGCCGATGCTGGTCACGACTGCCGTCGCCCCAGAACCGGCCCCATATGGGTCCGTAAAGGTGAGCACATCGGCTACGTGATAACCAGATCCCACCGCATTGATAATCGCAGTCGCTACGGTTCCGACCTTTGGCCCGAAGTCCGTGCTGGGCATTCCCCTATAAGTTGTTGACATTGCAATTCTCCTTGTTTGTTTGTGTTACTGTTGCGTCACGGACAGTTGCAGGTCGGCCTCGAATTGGTCTCCATTGCTCTGTGTAACGCGAACCGTGATCTTGTGATTCTCTCCGCCATTTCCGGCTTGCACGCGGAAGGAAACCACTGTTCCGGTGACTGATGGTGCGGGATTGGTAGCAATGACCAGCGCAGTAGTATCCGCGAATGTGGCCATGTTCTGCGCCGTGCAGGAATCCAACGTCAGAGTGCCACTGGAAACGTCTGCGGCAAAATCAATCGAACAGTCGATCATTTCAAAGGGCTGCTTGGTCAGAATTCCAACCATCAAAAGTTCCTTTTCCTTCCAGGCGTCCTAAACATCGCTTGGCGGCCTGGCGTCTGACGGATTGCCTGTAAACCTTGAGTTGCAAATCCCCTTGCCCGGCCGGGCGTTGAAAAACTTGCCGGATTGCCCAGAAGCATCCATTCATGGTCCGCACCAACCACGAACCAACCGTACCGTGGCATGTCTCCAGAATCGAAGTAATAAGGAAGCGGTTGAACAATCCTTACCAGCGCCGGCGTAACCCGACAATGCCAGAAATCCTCGTCTGGGCAGAATGCCCGAGAAGCCATTTCGCCAGAGTCAAAGCTGCGCGGTTGGTAGAATGCCGTTGGAACTGGCGCAACCTGATTGAACCAGAAATCCTCATCTCCCTGGAACCAAATCGCTTCCGCAGCATCGAAACTATACGGAAGCGGTTGGTACAGCGTCGCTGGAACTGGTCGGACGAAGCAGAACCAGAAGTCCTCGTCAACGGTCCCAGGCAGCCCCGCCGCCGGGATGTCTGTCGGGTCCGGCTGATACAGCGGCCCAAACGTCAGCGGGACCGGCTGGACCTGGCACTGCCAGAAGTCCTCATCTACCGTGCCCCGCAGGTTGCCGGCAGGAACATCCGTGGCATCCGGCTGGTACAGCGGC